GCTTTTCCTCTATAAAATAAAGAAGGAGAGAAAATTCCTAATTCTGCAGCAATTAATCCCATATAGGCATTAGAAAATTCAGAATAATAGAATTTATAAAAAAGTTCTCTTCCTTCATCTATTTTGTATTGAGGTACCTTTTCCTCATTTAATAAGATTGGCGGAGTATTTGTCTGGGTTATTCTAAGGGCTTCTGAAGGATCTTTGGTCTTAGATAATATGGTTATAAAATTTTCAATAAAAAGGTGCATAGCAGTCCCTCTATAACCTGCATTTGTTAGGATCTCATCTACTTTTGCTTGCCCAACTTTACGAACCCATTCTTCCATTTCTGGATCTGGAATCATTTCATTGATAATAGACGTAACACCCGGAGTTTTAACTTTAACATAACACTCCGGGAGTCCTTTCCATCCAGTGATCCATTTAATGTCTCTTATATCAGGCCTTGTAACCATGCCAATCCTCCTTTATTAATGAATAAAGAAATTGCTGTTATAACTACTGCCCATTTAAATAAGAATTTTAAACCCCATACTAACGATAACTTATTAAAAACAAATCTATATGCAATTAAATAAGTTAGGGTAGGTTCATTATTATCATCATAAAATTGATTAAATTCAGGAGTTAAACATTCTGCAAAACCTAATTCTTCATCCAAATATCTATGAAGAGGAGCAAATGATTCAACCATCCTTAATCTCATAATTTTATCTGGAAGTTGTGTTTCAGTTTCCTCTACAGTATGAGTAAAATAAATAGTGTAAAATTTATTGTGATTTAATTTCCACTGATTGAATTTTGAATTCGGATCTTTTCTTTCTTGTTTTATAACTCTTATAAAATCCCTATAGTTTTCAATGTCTCTCCAAACTTTGGAAACGCCCCATGATGATGGTTTAAATAGTGCCATGTTTTATTTTATTTATCTTCTATCCTTCTTTCTAAGGCTTCTAAGGCCATTTGTGCTTCAGAAATTAAACTCTTGATGTACTTTATATCCATCTTGAGTTCTGTTTCTTTGTCCACTTTTCTATAGGCTTCTGTGATTCCGTCGCTCATTAGTCCTCTTCATTATATGCACTAACTAAATCAGGATAATGCTTTTTAATATTTTCAGCAATTACTCTTCTTGCTTTACGTAATCTGGTTTTTACTGTTGAAGTATTCCAGCCTAATTCATCTGCAATTGTTTGAAGTTGTTTTCTATTAACTTCTCTTTCAATCATCACAGTTTTATAGGGTTCATTTAAATTATAAATTGCACTTACTGAAGCATCATATAATTTTTGTACTAATTCTTCTCCTGTTGGTCCAATAACTTCTATTTGAAATTCTTCTAATGGAGAATTATTTCTAAGTGCTTTAGAATGATTTTCCGTTAATTGTTCGTGTGATAAAGTTTTGTTCTTTATACGTATTTGACCTAATGCTTCATTTTTTGCGATAGCATAAACCCAAGTTGAAAAATTATATTTAGAATTGTATTGATCTATCTTTTCCCAGATAGATATGAAAGTTTGTGATAACACATCATTTATTAAATCCTTATCTTGGACATATCTATAAACGAATGATACCAATCCTGGCTTCAACCTATCTATTAAATTTGAGAAAGTTTCATTATCTTTCTTTTCTATAAAATCTAAAGCGATTGATTGAATTGACCTGTTTTGTTTACTCATTAGCTGTTTTGTTTTATTTGGTATGATGAATCGTAGTCGACACTACTTAGGCGTCGACTACGAACTAATTTGTTAAAAAATTCTCTCTTAATCTTCAGGAATAACTTGCTCGACGTAAGCATTGATGTTTGTTAAAAGCTTTTCAACCCTTACGAAAGGGAATTGGCCAATAACCTTAATCACCTGATCCAAAGTGTTATGATCCATAGTTGGAACATTGATAGCATTGATAAGTCCAGCAATTTCATTAAAAGGGCGATCACCAATTGCTTGGAGAACAGCTTGCTTAAATTCTGGCTTGATCTTATATGTTGGAACATATGCATCTTGTTCTACTTTTTGGGTAGCATCAACTTTAGGAGCTGCATCAGTTTGAGGAACTTCAGTTTGAGGAACTTCACTTTGAGGAACCTGAGTTTCTTCTACTTTTTCTTTTTCCGGCATAATTGTAATTATTTTAGTTTAAAATTGTAATTCTATTATTTTATACATAAGTAGGCAAAAGGTTTTAAGATCTTATTATATATTACGAATAATTAAATATAATACATTTTGGGCGTTATGGTTTGTTAAGATTGTTAAGCAGAGGTTATTTTTCCTGTTCAATCCATCCTAACCTTTTATACCATTCGGTCCATTGCTTAACATCTCTTTCTGTGATCCATCCTTCTTCGTCCATGACTTGTCCTGTTTTGGTTTGTATTTCCATTACATCAATAAACCAACCATCTGGATCTCCACACGCAAACATTCTAGTTCTTGGTGATCTTGGTTTATTAAATTTCTTGATAAGTTTAAATCCCGGATAATCTTTCGGGAAATACTTTTTAGTTGTATATTTCTTTTTAGCCATTATCTATTATGTTATCTATGTAAAATTTGTATGAATTAAATAAATCTTCCGGAGAAAGTAAAACTCCATTTACCATGCATGGAACTATTTCATAATCTTCGTAATCTTTTAGATTTTTTATATAAGCATCTCTTACTCTACTTTGAAATTCTAAATCTTGTTCATGAATATCTTGTTTTCCTTGTAAATATTCTCTATCAGCACCATCTCTTTGATTTTCTAATCTTTCTTTTACAACGTTCATTGGAACATCTAAAAATAATGTTAGATCTGGATAAGGAAGATCTAAAAATTCAAATTCAAATTGATCTATCCAGTCAATAATTCTTTGAGCTCCTTCTGCATTTTTATATTTACCTGCCTGAAATGCCATACCCGAAAAAACATAACGATCTAATATGACAACGTCATTTTCTTCTAGCATTTCATTCAATTCTGGTAAAAATAAGAATCTATCCATTGCATAGATATTTGCAACGAAATAAGGGTTTACCTCATCAGCTTTTCCATATTCTCCTCTTAAAAAAGCTGCAATAACTTTACTAAATTCATTATGACCATATTTTGGAAAATGAAGAAAGTCAAAAGTTAATTTATGTTTGTAGAGATGTTGTTTAATAAGTTCTAATTGAGTACTTTTTCCAGCACCATCGGTTCCTTCAAGTACAATAAGTTTTCCTTTTGCCATTTTTATTTATTTTTTGTAAATATGTCTGTTATTGTATTTAATATTAAATCTAAAGAAAAACCGACTGCTAAAAAAGCTATAAATTTCCAATCAGTAGCGAAGATAGTTTTAGCTGCAAAACCATATCCTAATGATTTTAGAAATACCATGCTAAAATTTATGATTAATGTTATAAACGAAGAAAAGAGAGTATTTCCACCGACATACTCTCGTTCAAGTGTTTCATCAAAATTGTCTGGTTCTGGAATTGGTTCTCCGTTCCTAAATGCGTTTAATCTTTCTGCCAATAAATTATTATTGATCATTCTTATTTTTGCTTTTGACGTCAATCTTCATTTGTTGAGACTTAGGATCCTTTTTTGGAGTTTTTTCTGAAGCTTGAACTTCTACTTTTTCGCTAGTCTCTTCTTTTTTCTCTGCAGGAGTTTCCTCCTTTTTGTTTTTAGGAGATTTAGGTTCAGGAGTTTCATTATCTGATGTTTTTACATCACCAAACATTCCAGGTTTGAAATCTTTTACAGATTTAAGATCGGTTTGTAAATCATAACCAGGTTTAAAAGATGATCCCTCACCTTTAATTTCAACCTTAACCTCAGTTTTACCTTTTTGGTATTCGGACTTCAACCAATCAAAACTTTTCTTAGTAGCACCATCATCAGGCATAAGAATTCCATCTTGAGCTGATCCAACAGTGAACCCCTTTTGAGTATTTGCTTCAGCTTGTTCGTGAAGTTTTTCTAAGTAATCGTTAAAATTAAAACTACCTGTTTCCATAATAATGCTTTATTTTATATATCTTTTTTTATATATTCAAAAAAGAAGCCCACACTTTGGCAGTGGGCAAGTCTCCTGACTGTGAGTGCCTTCTTAGGCAGCCATAGCCATTTCATTTTTATTTACGCCGTTTATTGCGTTCCTGAGACCTACTCATCGCTACTTTCATATGCAATCAAATCCATGTCAGCCCCTTTCGCCGAACTGTTCTCGGCGGTCAGGTTATTTATCCATGGCTTATAACCAAAGCACTATTGGATATAAAAATTTCTACCGGCCCTATCGTTACTCATTTATGTGTTTTTGTCTTGCTTCTCTGCAACGGTCACCATTTAGGTCGTAACCCGAGGTAGAAATTTAGTGGAGCTGCGGGGACTCGAACCCCGGTCTTACATACTAACCTCACGACTAGACACTTTTGGTGTCGAGTCTCATTATTTTTAATTTTTTTAGAACCTCAAGATTATTTTTTATTCTTTTTGCGTCTTTTAACGCAGAAGAACGACTTTTAGCTTTCGGAATTCTTTTTTTAGCTTTTCCCATTTGTGTAAGTATAATATAATACAAAAATAAAAAATTGGTACTATAAAAATGTTAAATTTTTGTTATATTTCCCGTTTACTTTTTTGCTATTTTGTAAACTACCCATCCAAGAGCTGGTAGAAATATAGCTGCCCAAGCTAACCATAGTGGAGCAACTTCAACTGAAATTAAGAAACATACAAGTGTAAGTTCCGCTGCATACCAATTTTTCTTTAAAAAATCAACTACTTTTTTCATAATATATCATTTATTTTATTTATTAAAATTCTAATTCGGTACCTTCCTCACCCCCGCCAAGATCTTCACCTCCACCGAGTTCACCTCCGCCTCCGAATTCTCCACCACCAAATCCACCACCAGCTTCACCACCAGCAGCTTCTCCGGATCCATTAGCAGCATTTAATCTAGCATAAGCAGATATAAGTTTTCTAACTTCTTCATTAGTTTCTGCTATATATTTACTATTTAATTTAAGATCAATATCTGATAATTGCATATATTTTTCTACTAAAAATTTAGGAGCAAAGAAAGGAACATCAACAGGTGATCCATCAGGACCAACACTCGGATGGGTTATACCCATTAATTTAGATACTAAATCTGCTCCGGCAGATGCAACTTGTCTTTCTTTAGCAACAGTAAATAAATTTTCTTCTATAAATAAAAGACCTATTGCTCCCTTTAGATTTTTATCATTTTCAAATTCGGGATGTTTAAGAACAAATTGATACCAAGTAGGTTTAAGAAGTATTTCTTTAAATATTGATCTAATACGATTAATGAAATATGAGAATCTAACTTCTTCTCTTGCAATACTATCATTGCCAACAGACCAATTAGGTCCTTCTCCACCACCGCCACCACCACCGGATTCAAAACTTGAACCGAATCTACTTTCTGGAACCTTTGATTCCACAATGAATCTCATCCAGAAATATTTAAGAGCTTCAGTATCTCCTAAATTATAACCTTCTGGTTTAAATGAATCTACTTCTGTTTGTGTTCCATCCTTAGATGGGAATATGTATGTTTTTGCAAATGAAAAGTTTGGTTGCCCATTAACTGTAATTTCACCAGATTCGTCAGCAATGTTAATATCTTCTTTGTACATACCACGAAGTTCTGCTAATCTTGTTCTTGCTTTTGCTTCTGATTGAGTTCCAATAGGAACAACAATTTTCATTCTATATTGAGCATTGATAACGTTCCAAATAATTCTGGAATTTTCAAGAGTTCTAAGCATATTAAAAGAACGAACTAATCTCTCAACATAAGAAAGTCTGGAGATGAAGTTCGTTCTTGCCCATGACATGTAAATTAAGTTGGCATCTAATAATTCCCTTTGTCTTTCTGAATCACCTCTATATTGAATCCAAACTTTATAGTCATTTCCTTCTTCATCTTTCTTTAATTCTGGTTCTAATGAAACTGGATCAAGTTCTTTAAAGCCAATTACATTTTGGGCATCATCTTTAGCATCTACATCATAAATAATTTCGAATGCTAAAAATCCATCAATCAATAATTTTTTACAATAGTGCCATGCATCATGGCCATTGTTAAATCCAAATGCATAATAAATCTTTTTATAAGCAGCATTTAAATCATCTATAATTTCTTTAGCCTTATCTTGTTTTAAAACAGATTTTAAAACTCGAGTATTTGGATATGCAAAATAATTATTATCGTCTAAAATAATAGCTTCATCAGCAATTATTTCTAAAACGTGTTCAATTTCACCATTCATTGCAAATCTTCTAAGGAAATCTCTTCTTGTGGGATATTCCTTATCATAATAAGCTATAAATTCCTTTTGATTAATGTCACCACCTGAAAATATCTGAGATTGGCCATAAAGGTTATACATGTTATCCTCTATAGCTTCAGTAATACCTATAGCCTTTGACTGTTTAATTATTCTGTCATCCCATTTCATGCCTAATGCAGAAAGATAACGAAGGTTTCTCTGTATATTAGCTATGAATCCAGATGGTCTTCCATCAATATTTCTAAGCGTAAATCCCGCCATAGTCTATGTTTTATTTAATTTATATATTTATCTTTTATCCCAGTACAAGCTCTGTATTTGTTTTTGGTTCATTCCTGTAAATGCATTTCTTGAATCATAAAAAGGAATATAGTTCCATTCACAATATTCTACCATCCTGAGATTTCTTATTTTCTTTGTTTTATACTTCCTAAATCCATATTTAAAATTAGCGTTTGCTGCTTTAGAAAAAATATCTATGATTGTTTTTCCTTCTGGAGTGCCGGCAAAATTTATGAATTTCTTATTTAATGCTAATTTATTAAAATCGGTTGTTTTTTCTAAATTTTTAAAAAATGCTTCATAACTTCTGTAATATCCTTCTAAAAATTTTACCCTTTCTAAGTTAGGTAAAAAGTTAAAATTTATTCCAGAAAATGTATCTTTATCTATGCCTAAACAAAACACTATAGGAATATGATCAACATATTCTTTTTCTTTAGAACCAACTTTTATTTTGTCTTTCCCTAATTCTGGAGGATAAATGAATGTATAAATAAATCCAGGTAAAGGAAATCCTCCATTTTTTGCTATCATCAAACTTTCTTGATCAGTTGATTCAATTTCCCATAATTTTTTATCACCTCTTAGGTCTTCTACAATATATTTAGTAAATAACGTATCATACGCTATATCTTTTATATTGTTGATATTCAATAATGTTTTATATTTTTCAATAGGAGGTTCCATTGGAATTACTTATTTTCATGCCAGAATCTTCCTAAGATTCTTTCTAGGGTATGTTCTGTAAACACATAGAATTTACAGCCATTACGTTCTGACCATTCTTTCATTGCTGCAAATTTTGCTTCATTTATAAGAAATTCTCTAGCTGCTTTATTGAATTTTCGTTGTTCTGCTAAAGGAGCATCTCTATCTGGTGGGAGCGGCTTTTTTAATTTGTACGATGGTTTGATTTCTACAAAAATCTTTTCCTTTTCATCTTCACCTCTATCTAATTCAAACCAAAAATCTGTATTGTAATTTTTAACTTCCCAATTTCTTGGATCGTTTGGATCTAAACCTAATTTAGCACATTCTTCTAATTTCGAAACTCTATCATAATAAGGAATGGTAACAGGTTCGGATGACCATCTTGTTACAGATGGAGACATGTCACAAAATTTACAAAAACCATATTCCCAAGAACTTCTATAAATTACTAACTCAGGATCACCTATATATTTGTCTAAATTTTTAGGTTTATAATATCCTTGTTTAGTTTTTGCAGTTGGTTTTTGATCAGGTTTATGCCATTGTTTGTATGAATTGTTATAAGCCATATAAGTCTTTTATAGATTATATATCTGGTGTTGACTTATAGAAACTTTTGAGGATTTTGGCATATTGCCGTAGAGTTTTCTCCAACCTTTAGCAAAACCATTTTTAATTATTTGAGTATAATAAGCAAAAGCATTTTGAGATTTTTCAGGATCATATCCTCTCCAATACATATAACAATCCATTATAGCAAATTGAATACAATCTTCTTTATCTTCTGTGTAAATATAATTTAATTTATTTGCAAATTTTTGGGCCATCAATATTAACATATCTAATGCTTCTGCAGACAATTCCCCCTTCTCTTTTGAAGCTATAATAGCTTCTCTTAGATCTTTGTTTTTAACGTGGTGTGCCATATTTTATGTTTCTTTTATTTTCTTTTTAAATTTTGATACTGATTGGGCAAATGAACACCTTATCACTTGAGACATATAAGCAAAAGCGTTTTCAGATACTTCTGGATTATATTTAGTGAAATGTTTACCACAGGATACGAAAGCTAAAACTTCTGCTAATATAGATTGATCTATTGCCTCTGCGACTTCCATTTCTTTTAACCATGGCCATACATATCTGTGCGATAACGATGTTATCATTTTTGATACCATTTCCACGGCATTTTCTGTAAGCTTTCCTATTTCTTTAGATTTGATAAGTTCTTCTCTTAATTCATCATTACGAACGTATTTCTCCATACTTAATTGTTTTTTAACAATAATTAGTGTTTTATGTGAAAAATTTTTATTAATTTTTATGTGAGTACACAAGCAAAATCACTTAAAAATTAAAGTATACCTATTTTATAAAGAAAAGCGGAAATAGTTTTATCTCCGCTAAAGTATTTTAAGAAATTGTTAAAATTAATTTTCTGCTAAGGTTCCGGTGAGTTTGTTTAATTTCTCTAATTGCTCATTTTGTTTTTCTATTTGTTCTGTATGAACAATAATAGCTGATTCCATTTCTGGTAATTTTTTATCTAAATAAGTTTTTAAACTATCAAATTCTGTTGTCACATAATCAACTTTTTCTTGAAATTTAGGTTTACAAATAGTAGCATCTATTATAGCATATCCAAATAAAATTGCTAGAATCATGGCTATAAGAAATGATGACCATGTTATTTTAATAGATTTTTTGGTTTTTTGCATTTTATTGATTATTTTATAATTGGCTTAGCTTTTATACTAAATTTTGATGAATCAATAGATTCTGGATTTCCAAATTCATCTAATGGAATAAATTCTACTTCTCCTTTATATGTGCTTGGATTTTCGAATTCTTTAGGAGTATATGCTTTTTGTAATTTCTCATAAGATTCATTTAATAATGTTAATCTTTCAAGAATTTCTGATGTATTTTCTCCTCCTTGTGAAATAATCAAATCTAATTTTTTGTTAGTATTTTCATTTAGTTCTTCAACTAAAGTATAAATGTTTTCTAAATAATCTAATATTTCAGAGTTATACGCATATTGTGCTTTTCTGAAATCATCAAATCTATCTATTAAAGTATAAGTGGTTTCTATTGTTTGCTCTATTTTAGCTAATTCCTTATCCTGACCATTAGACACTTTTTTAGAGAATAAGAAATAACTCCCAAGAATTATTAATGACATAACCAGAATGTACTTCAGTACAGTCGGAGTTTTCTCATAAAATTGATTAAAATTGAATTTTTCAAATTGAACAATTGCCATGTTTTAATTAATGACGTTTCATAGTGCACCTAAGTGCATTATTTTAATTTAGAACTCTTATACAGAAAGAGTTCTAAGTAGAGCCACCGGAGCAGATGAAACCTCTTGGGTTCCATTTGCATTTTTAACAATTCTTACTTCGTCAGTATCTCCTACTGCTTGAGTAAAATCTGTAACATTAATTAAAACATTTTCAAGAGCCTCACCAGAGGTTTCATCAATTAAAACACCTTCAACAAAATTATCTGGATTTGCAAAGTCATTGATGTTTTCTAGAATCCTAATTTGTGATTTTGGTAAAATTGATGTTCTTCCTTCAACTAATACGTTGACAGGTTTTTCATCTTCGGCATCATTCCACTCATTAAACTTAACAAAACAATTACTTACTTTTACAGGTGTGTTACCCATAAAAATGCCACATTTAACATATTGTTCAAATAATGACTTAGTAGTTAAGTTTTGAAGTGTTACTTTATCGAATTTATATGGAGGTTTTGTTATTTCAACTTGTTTTTCTCCAACAACTTTTACTTTGTTAGGAGCAACTTGTTTGGTAGAATATTGTATTTGAACAAGTAAGTCACCATTACTCATTATTCCAACAACATTACCTTTTTTACCATCAACTGTTACCTCGTCAAGAATTTGAGCATCTTCGTTTAAACTCTTAAACTTTTTTTTTACGTTTTTGGATTCAGTAACTTTCTTTTTAAGAAATACTCTTGGAACATTTGCCGGTCTTTCTTTAACATCAACATCTTCAACTTCAACTTCATCTTCACTTTCCATATCGGTTTGTTCTAATTCCTCAGGTGCTACTTCAGCAGGTTCTGCTTCCATTTCAATTTCTTCAGCTGCTTCATCTTCTCCTTCTTCAGAAATATCCTTCTTGGGATCGTATTCTTCATCTTCATCTTCTTCAGCTGGCAATTCTTCCTCTTCTTCATCGCCTAATCCAATTTCTTCTTCTCCACCTTCTTCTTCAGCTCCGATTTCTTCTTCTCCACCTTCTTCTCCACCTAATTCTCCTTCTTCGCCTTCAACTTCTCCAGCTTCTTCTTCGCCTTCAATTTCTTCCTCTTCTTCTCCAGCTTCAGCAGCATCTGCAGCAGCTTCAACATTGTCAACACCTAAGTCAACTTCGTCATCTTGAATTGATGGTGAGTCGCCAAGAAGTTCTGTTTGATCGTCCTGGAATGTTATTTCAGAAGCGGGAGAGTCTTCCATGTGCTCAGCACCTACAACGACACCTGCAGTTTGGTCAACTTCTTCTCCTTTTGCAGTAGAAGTTGGTTCAGGAATTGGAACAGTATACTTTTCTCCGTCAACGTCAATACTAACTGTAACACCTTCTGCTACACTAGTATATTTTTCAATTTCGTTAACATAATCTTTATACTCTTCTTTAACTTCTTTAAGTTCTTCCTGTAAAGCTTCTAATACTTGTGAAGTAACTTCATTTATAGGTTGATTATTAAATTTTTCTATTTTTTGATTGAGATCAGTTATATAATCTCTATATGCTTTCTTAGCTTCATTTATTTGAGCTAAAATCTTTTCTTTATTCGGTAAAATATCAGCAAATGTCTTAGATACATCAAATCTCATATGTTCCATCATTACCTTCTCAGCTTGGATTGGGTTAATGTTTCTATAGAACGTAGTTTTGTTATTTGTAGGATCATAAGTAGTGATATAGATATTGTTTCTTAATTTAATGATATCAGCCGCATGGCCTTCATCTTCCTTAAGATAAACTCTTTTAGCAAAATCTATTTCAACTATTTCATCATAGTTTTTCATAAGAGCCTCTGCTAACATAAAGAAATGAGTGTTTCCAGTCCATTGAGAAACTTGTGCAGCATCTTTAAGCTCTTGTTCATTCATTGAATGAGTATTAATAGTAACAACACCTTCACTAATAATAGCTTTGTCACTTCCAACATAAAGTGTTATTTCTTTCTTTCCAATTTCTACATTAGGAAGGTTAACAGCTTCACATAATCTTTTAAAGCTTTCATCTATTTTTTCAACTTCGGCTTTCTTAAGTTTATTAACGTTATTTCCTTTTTTAACATAAAAACTGCCTTTGATATTAAATAAAACTTCATTTTCTCCTAAATACATAAGAGGTGAATAAACTTTATCAATATCGGCTTGACCATTCGCATATTCTAATTGAAGATCAGTTGCATCTACCATTACGATATTAATAATATCTCTTATAAATGGATCATAACTAAACTTAACAAGAGTTTCCTTTAAGAAACTTTTTGTTTGCTCAGTTTTATTTGCAAGATAATTGTTAACCACATCTTCAATAAGAGGCAATAAATAATTGCTCTTAGTTGCCTTCATAGTTTCAATAATCTTAGTGATATCAATATCATTTCTGTACTGAGAAACTCTCTGAGATAATGCATCTAATTGAGTAGTAACGCCAGATACCCAATTGTATTCGCCAGCCAAAGCAGAAATGAAATCTTCATAAATAAGAACCTCTGGATATTGATTTATCTTTTCTTCAAAATGCTCTAATATTCCCATGAGGGTTTGATCATCCTTTGCTTCTGTTTCTTTAAGAATATTTATAGCCTTTCTAACACCAATATTCTTGATGGAGAAAAGTCTTTTCTCATTCGTTAACCACTCTGCAATTAATTCATTTTCAGGATGTTTTTCTAATCCTTCAAATAAATTTTCCATGGCCACTCTTTCTATTTCGAATCTAGCTTCTGGAGTTACACCATTGTAAATTGCAGAACTCATTGCTGCGATTGTTGTTTCGCATAATGATTTAACCTCTGGCAAGGTAGTAGTTCTCTTAAGTTCGTTAATCTTTGCTATCATAGCTTTTGCGTTATTTAAATTATGAAGATTTTATTTTATATATTTATTGTTTACATACAAATTCTTTCTTTTTCCTAATAAGTTAGATGATTTTTAATTCCTTGACAACCCCGAACACATCATTATTAACACTGTTGGCTATGTGGAGATCTATTACCTTGTAATCTACCGTACCTGGGAATACAATGCTGGCATCAGGAGCCACCCACACAGGGTTAATAGAATCAATTTTGTAATGATTTATATTCAAGAAAATATCTCCCGGTTCAGTATATTTAGTTTCCCCGGTATCATATTTCATTTCCAAAATTATTCCTATGCTTGTATCAGAAGATGAAGCCATAAAATACCCTTCATTTATAATATAGAATGAAGATTCATTTATAATTTTTGTATCTGTGTTTGGAAGTATTGCAATTATAGGTTCTCTGTATACAGAAATGCTACCATCTATTTCTTCATAAGTGATAGTTGGTTGCTTATAATTTGTGAAAGTTTCCGGAATATTCCAATACCAATATTCGTGGTTTTCAATTCCCTTTTCTAGTAAATTCCATTCATTATCACCGCTTATTAGCCAGTATGCATCTACTTTATTTAAAATAAATAATTCTTTATTGTATGACCATTCTACTAATAATGGATAGCCCTTTGGAATAACTGTTAGAGTTTGTGGAGTTATTAGTTCAATAGTTCCGTCATCTTTTTCAATATCTCCATTATCCCTTTCTCCATACATTCTAAGACCTATTCCTCTCATATAATTATTTGCATCCATTTCGGTTGTTGGATCAAATACTGGTTGATATGTTTCTACTTCTATAGTGAATTTTAATTTTGGCCTGCTTGTATCACCTTGTTCAAATGAATATTCTATCATTTTCTCCATTGTATTATCTTCTGAGAATCCGGAAGTTGCTCCTAATCTCATTCCTTTGTAATAAACATAGAATGTTTTTGTTTTATAGAAAGCTTCCCTGATTGCTTGTTCTACTTTAAGAGCAGTTACTTGTGTGTCAAGCCATAATTCACATTCAAAATTTACCGTAAGTGGAATTGAATAAAGAAAAGATACAAATGATTGAAGTTTTCCATCAACTTCTTTGACATAACGTCCTTGTACAAATCGATTTGTAATTCTATTTGCATCTATTGTAGATCCAGTATAAGTGAGTATTCCTCTTGGAATTCTATCAAAATTACCATCTACTGGTTTTGGGAAATTACAATCGGCATAATGGGTGTAAAAATCCTGCATGAATCTTTCATCGCCTGATTGATTATAAAACCAAGGAACATCTACTTCCTCAATTTCTTCATTAGACCATACTTGATTGTATTTGATACCATTATTAAGCACATCAAGCATACCTGCTATAATAGCCCTTGAAATAATATCCTCATTGTTATAAGTATTGTATAGACTCATTTAATCGATTGTTTTTTTATATATTCTTTGAAAAACAATGAGTCTCAGAAAATTACACGTCAAAAGTCATCCCTTTGGTATACGAATTCCATTGTTTTAAAGTCATTCCATATTTTTTGGCATATCTTTTAGTATAATAATGTTTAACTAAGAAGGAAGAAAATGCCCACATTACTAATCCGAATAATCCAAAGAACATTCCTTTAACAACATCGAATATAGCATCGTTGAATATGATCATTAAAGCACCTATGGTTATTATACCAAAGAATATAAAATTGCCTATCCATTTAGTATAAAATTTATAAAACCATTTATAATATTTTGGTGGGTCAAAATTATTTATTGCTTCTAATTGTTCTGGTGTTGGTGGAGGGTACATGGCTATTTTTATTTTATTTATTCGCGTATTTTTATTCTACTCATGAATTCTGGTGGAAAAGCCTTTCTATTTTTATGAATTAAATCTGCAAGTGATCCATCTAACATATAAGTTGTTGCATAATCATCTTCACTTCTTACACTTCTTCCGGTTCCTTGAAGTATATTTATAATGGCTTTCCATTGATACCAAGAAGGATTTATGCTTAATTTTGTTTTTACGAATCTATCAGCAAGTGATAAATAAGGCACCTTAGCGAATATCTGAAAGCGGCTCCATTCGTCTTTAAGGTCCAATCCTTCCAACAAACTGGGGCCCATCAGGACCTTCGAGTGATCCCTCTTGAGCATCTCAAGTACCTTCCTCTTCTCTTCGGTCCCTTCATACACTAAAATCCTTCTTTTATTTTTTGCAGAAAGATTGTTATGAATTTTCATTGTGAGATTATAAGAAGCACTATGGATTATTCCATTTTCATTTGGATGTTCATCAAGAATATCATTTATTTTTTCACATAACCAAGGGAGATTAGCTTCTATTTGATTATATGTCATCCTTCTTTTATTCCAAAAATAAATAGGTGAATTAGAATAATCAAAATTAGAATCCATTTTTATATAGCTAGCTTCACTTAATGCAATACTTTTTAAATAATCAGATGGATTAGCAAATGTAGCAGACATTAAAAGACGAAATCCTGTGTGAGCATGAAAATATTTTTTCATCATATAATTTTCTTCCAAACAATTGAAAACTAATTCTTCATCATTAGAAGGATTTTTTACAATATTTCTTGTAGAAGTTTTATCTATGATGTAAACATAATCTTCTACTTTACAATGAAAGTCTTTTAACCAATCACATAATCTTAGGGCTTCTCTCCATTCTTTTGGTGGATCATCCTTTGGGTACTCTTCTTTTACCGTGTCTTTAAGTAATTCAATTGAAGGTTTATAATTTTCTAAATAAATTTCTACTTTCCTTAAAGTTTTAAACAACTCATCTTGATTTTCAAAATCGAATAAAGCTTTAGTTAAAACTTTAAGTGATTGGAAATCTTTTTCATGATCTTTTATTTTATATGTCCCAAAGAAATTTGTTAATTTTTCTAATTTGTCAAGTGTTTTAGAATCAAATCTTGGGGAATAATGATTTTGGACAATATCAAGAATTTTATGGCCTTCATCACATATTGTAAAATCTCTTGGTGGAAATAATTGTTCATCTTCATCCATGTGATTATTTACATAGTTTTGCATTATAAGCCAATAGGCATAATTAAGAAGAGCTGTTTTTGATTCTGATGCAAAATCCCTAGCATTAAAATAAGGGCATTCTGTGTAACAATGCATTCCTCTTGGTTTTTTATTTCTTATTCGACAAGTACCAAGGGAATTTTTCTCCATATTATCAATACACAGATAATTGTCAATTCCTTTCACAGATCCCCATCTTAGGTGATATTTTCTAAAGTCATTTTCATATTGTTCTTGTAACGAAATATCAGAAGCTAATATGTACCCTTTCTTTCCATTTTCATTTAAAATAAAGGCAACAGCCATTCCAATAATAGATTTTCCAGATCCAACAGGAGCATCTAAAATTACAGTTTTTGATCCTTTTTCATAAGCATTGATTATTTGTTCAATTGCTTCCTTTTGTCCCTTACGCCATACAAAATCTTCAGGCATAAATGTTTCTACAAATTCTTCTAAAAGATTGTTTATTTTCATGTAGTTTTTATGACAAAAAAAGACCTAAGTTTCCTTAGGTCTTGTTAAATATTTTTATATAATTTTTACCATCTTCTACCATATCCACCCATCATCATTCCACCTCCACCTCCGCCAGGTCTTACTACTCTACTTCCATTAGGACTTTCTGTTGGAACTTCTCTTTCTCCTGAATCATCAACTCCCATTCCACCTGGATTAGAGAAATTGTTATCTAAATATTTTTCAACGGCTTCTTCGGAATTGAAAGGTCCATAAGTAGTTGCGTCGTCCCATTCTCCATATTCGTTGGATGCTAAATCCATGTACCATTTTCCATCTTTAGTTTTATAAAAATCACAATATCTTGACATTGATTCATTTAATGATTCTAATATTCTGCCATTTTCATAAGAAGCAACAGTTTGATCAGAATCATACCAATCTTCTATTCTATAAACTCCAGGACGAATTTCATTCACATGTTGAACCACACCTTCTTCTTTGCTAATTCTTTCAGCTTCCATTTTTACTTTGGATAACTCATCTGATTCTGAATCAAAATATTCATTTACAAATTTTGCTTTCATTGGTTCTTTTTTATTTTCATTAGCTAATTTTTTTCCACCTACTTTACTCCAATAATCTGGATCTGCCATTTCATCTCTTCTGATATTATAGAAAAAAGTTAAAGCTTTTTTAGCTCTTTTATCTAGTTTAGAACTATGCATATAGAAATTATACAATTTTTCTAGTCTTTCTTCATCATCTATTTTTTTAAATAACCTTTCATAGAATGATGTAGCATAAAGTGCCCAAAACATTGTATAATCAGGAACTGTTGAAGGATCAACTCCATAATATTCAAATAAAGTATTAAGTAATTTTCTATTCATAATCTTTTACTGATTCAGATACGAATTTTACAGGACCTTTAAATGTCTCAACAATCATATCATCTACTCTGATTTTCTTCATTCCATTTTGAGTTTTAAACAAATAAGCTTCTCCTCCACTTAATTTAGCCATTGGACTGCCTTTAATTTTTTCTCCTGATGATCTTACTTTAAATTTTAAAATACCTCTACTAAATTCTGGAATCTGAAGTTCATTATCTAATGTTTTAGTAATTTTTTTAACTAAAGCTGCATCAGTAACTTCATCTTCTAACTCAACATCCTCTATTTGTTCTGGACCAGTTGGTTCATCGGCATCAAATTCATCCTCGGACTCATACCAATTATCTGTTTCTTCTGGATCTACGTTTTTAATCTTACGAGGTCTACCCCTTTTGCCAAATTCATTTAAAGATTCGTCTACAAACATTTTTTTCATAGCGCATTTTTATTTTTAAAATTTATCCTAAAGTATTAGGGTGAATATCATATTTTTGTGTTACTAATTCCATAACTTTATTTCTAACAGCAGTCGGTTCATCATCTGTATTTATTATTAACCAAGATTCGATTTCAGATAACTCTTCGTCTTCATCATATATTTGTTGTTTTTTTAACCACTCTTCTAATTCTTCTAATATTTCTTGAGCAACTCTTTCTGGTGTTTCTCCTTCTTCGTATTGTGGTTTGCTCATTGGATATTCCCCCCATTTTTGATACATATTTTCCGATAAAGATTCTGCTACTATTTTTTCTCCAGCATAAACTGATGTAGATAACCCGGCTGTAGAATCTTCAGTACTTGAAAATGGAACAAATGAAAGTTTATGTCCTCCTTCTAAATCAATATTTAAATGATCAAACTCACCATCAAACTCTTCAGTAAATTTAAGAATCTTTTTTCCTAAAATATCTGATGGTTGTAATCCATTTGTGTCTACATCTAATTGAGCAACTCCCTCATCACCATTAAGATAAGAAGTGATGTTTAATTTGCCACCATCTTTAAATTTAATAATGAAATATGAGTTAACCCCGTCCGTATCTTCGTGAACAGAATCAATGATTTTTCCTTCCAATCTTTTAAGATCATCCATATTAAAGACAATTTATTTTATATATCTAAAACCAAAAAGGAGATTGTTAATCTCCTTCTCTTTCTAATTCTTCAACTTCAATATCAGAGAAGCCTGCATTTTTAGATATTTGTATCTTAAAATCGAAATGTTCAATTGGTAATGGTGAGTGGTTAATGATGAAAATATTTATGTTCATTTCCTTAGATATGCTTTGTAACAATCCAATGATATCATAAATTCCATCTCCATCAATAGATGAAAGAACTTCATCTAACATGAAAATATTTAATGAGGGGTATTTTCTTTTTAACATCCTAATAATAGAAATCAATACAGCTAAATCAACTCTTTTCTTTTCTCCTGTTGATAAAGTATCAACACTTATTTCTAATCCAAGTTGATATAATTCCGGTTCAAAATCAGAATTAAATGTTAAAGAATATGGAAAATGAAGTTCATGTAATGTAAATTCAATTTCTTTATTTAATGTTGGAAGATAGCTTTCAAGAATTTTCTTTTTAACACCTGCGTCAGAATAAAGTTCTTCTAACATTGCAAGATATTTAAAGTCATCATCATATTTTACTTTTTCTCCTTCTTTTTCTTGTAATTGTCTAGAATTCTTATTAATAATGTTTCTTATACTAACAAATTCTTGTGGTTTATGCGCTTTAAGCCTATTGAGTTCTCCTTCTAAAGTTTTATATGCAGATTCATATTGAATAATAAAATCATTAATTTTGTTTATTCCATCATCTAATTTATCAAAAGCGATTTTATATGTGTCTTCACTTTTGGAAATATTTTCTAAGGAATTTTTCTTTTGATCAATATCATTATGCAATTTTTCTTTAATTAACTCAAATCTAGCTTCAGAAAAAGGAGTTTCACATGTTGGACATTTATCTTGATCATATAAATCAATCTGTCGTTGGATATCTCGTATTTCTTGATTTAATTTAGATTTTTGTTGGAGAAAAATATTATAAGATGTTGTTATTTCTTGTTTTTTAGAAAGGTATTCATTTCTCTTAGCATATCCTTCTTTAAGTTTTGGTTTATAAGCGGTTAATTGGGTTGTTATTTCACTAATTCTAACTGTGTTATCTTTGGTAACTTGCTCTTCTAATTTTGCTAATTCTTTTACAGCTGAATTAATGTTATTTTTAAGAGAAATTATTTCTCTATCAAACAACGACATATTCATTTTTATGTCCCTTAAATCAGACTTAACGAGATCATTCATTTTATTGATGACCTCCATAGCAAATAACTTATCAATAATGATACGTTTGTCATGGGGAGTCATTGAAATAAATGACTTAAAATCATTAACGGATAATGAAATAATATTGGAAAAGATGTGGTATGGCAGTCCGGTAACTTCAGCATCTATATAAGCCTGATAGTTTGCTATACCACTTTTTCCAATATCGTTGTCATCATTAGGTTCTTCCCCAGGAGCATATTTGTAAACAATTAAATCTGATGGTGATATTTTTCTTTCAATTGTAACATCAGTTGTTGGATTAACAGAAATTTCTCCTTTAATCCAACCATGTTTATTCATTCTATTAGCAATTTCATCCTTCTTGAATTTATCTAACTTACCATAATACAATATCTTAGGTAAATTAACAAAGAAAGATTTTCCATGGCCATTTTTTCCAAGAACCATCCAAAGACCTCCTGATTCAGAAAATTCTACAGTTTGTAATTTATTTCCAAATGGACCAATATTTCTCCATTCTATTTTTTTAAGCTTCATATTTTTTACATAAAATGTTCACCACATGCTTCCTCATACCAAATTTGCCTATCTCCAGGATATTCTGGTTTGGGAGTATATTGACGTTCTCTATATTTTCTTTCTCTACCACAAAGTACACAAGTGTATGTTGTTGTAAAGTACCAATATTTCTTTTTCATTCTTTATAAAATTCAATTTTTAATACTAATATTTTAATATGTTCTACTAAATCATTTAAGTTATCAACTATATAAGTTTTTGGCCTAGATAATTTAGTTTGAATTTCAACATCTTGTTTTCTTTTATATTCTGGATGAATTCCTATAATAAGAGCTTTATCTTTTGAAGAATTTCCCCATCTTCCTAATTCATAAAGAGTTATAGGTCCTAATGAACCGGAGTCAAACCAAAATGAAACTGCATCTGCAATTTTTAATTTTTCATATTCCCATTTAATCTGTTCTGGTGCAGCTGTTGGATCGTCTATTGGAAAGTTTGCTCTTCTGGGATTAAAAATTGTTAATCCTTGCACATTTTTTAATTTTTCTATAACTTCTGATTGCCAATCTGGACAATTAGTTATAGATCCTGCCAAAAATAATTTTACATTTTTATCATTTACAGGTGAATACCATTCATTGGGTGCTTCTACTATTATTGCCATTTTTATTCTAATTTAAGATTTTCATCTGGATTTTCTAATTTTCTAATTCTTTCTTCAAGTGATTCAGTATATAATGTCAATTTATTTATAGTATGTGCTATATCGCTAACCCAATTGATTATATGTTCTGAGTCTATTTCTTTTTTGTTAGATTCTTTAAATACTAAAACGTCTCCTATAAGTGTTGCCATAATTTTAAATTTTAACCTATTTCATCTTTACTTGCCTTTTCATAATACTGTTTATTCAATACCTTTAATCTTACTAATACTTCCATTTGATGTTGAAGATCATCGATACTCATTTCAAGCAATGCTAAAATATCTTTAATATCGACACCTTCCATTACCTGCGAAAGTTCTTCTTCTAATTTCATCATCTCTCCAACAGTTTGGATTTGCTTATATTTGCAATTTTCTAAGAGATCTACGAACTTTGTAAGATTAAAAAGATGGATGTGTTTATCCGGGACAATAATATCCGAATAATTATTATTAAATACTTTAACTGTTTGATCTAACGTAAGATCTAAAATATCTTCCAATCTAACTTTTTGGAATATAGGAGAAAAAGCATTTTCTGTAAATTTTGTTCTATTTGTTTTTGGATTAAAATAATAAACCCCTTTTGAATTTCCTATGTCAGATCTTTTTGTAGAATAAGGAGAACCAATATAAGTGTATTGTTGATATTCTTGTCTTTTATGAATATGTCCAGAGAATAATCTTTTAATTCCTTTTATGTTTGTTAAATTAGCACCTTTGTGAATATGTCTTCCATTATCATATTTAAATCCTGCAATATTAGTATGAGCAAATACATAATTAAAATCATTTTGCTTAACATATTCTTCTTCTAATTTTTCATCACCTACCCAAGGTAAAATAAGAATCTTAGAAATTTCATTTGAAATCACTACAGGTTTTTCAAAAATATGAACGTTTGGAATATATCTGAATGCTGATATTGAATTAACATCGGTATCATATTTCTTATAAATATCATGATTTCCAGTAAGAAAATAAACAGGGAGTATTAAGGAAAGCTCCATTACAATATCAATGGAAGTATTCATTACATAAATATCAAGTAACTGTCTATTGTCGAACCAGTCACCTAGAATAAACAAAATATCTCCTTCTTGATAATTTTCTTTTAAATAAGGAATGTAGAAATCTTTAAAAAAACTTTGATGGTTTTGTAACCATTCTAGTGAATTTGCTCTAACCCCAAAGTGTAAATCTGAAATAAGGAATATATTGTTGTAGTTTATTTTTTCTGTATCAACTTTAAATGAACTCGGACTTGTCATATAATAGTTTTTTATATTATAATTCAAAAATCCTCTAAAGTTTTATCCTCAGAGGATTTCGAGATTTTCTTAACAGGACTTTAAATATCTCTGCCTTCTTCTTTATGATAATAATAACGAGATATTCCTTGTAATTCTTCTTTAGCCTCTTCAGATTCTGCTTCATCGACCATTTTATCTACCAAATAATGATCGATATAATGAGTTTTTCTTGCTTTGTCGATAAGATCTTGATCGTGTTGAGAATATTCTTTATTGACCATTTTTGCTCTCGTAATATAGATTTTATTTTATTAAAATAACCTCTTTGTTTTTATCTTATGTTTTAAACTATACTTTTCATTTAGTTCCTTTAATAAATTTTCTTTATCAGAAACTCGAATTTCATTATATAATTGGTCGTAATTAATTTGGAAGAATTCGGCAAACCCAATAAAAAATTCCATTGAGCTAAATGATTTAACTTTTACTACTTTTTCTTTAAAATAGTAATACATTTTAATCATATCATTTTTGTCAACTCTTTTTGGAACTTTATATTTTTCATAAAAAGGAGAATCTTTAAAAATATCATAAATTGTATCATTTAAAAGTTGCATAGTTCTATGCTCTATTACATCTCCTAATTGATCTTCATATAAATGTGATACTCTATTGTCTACTTTAATGGATCCTGAAAATTCCTCGTAATTTAATTCTCCAGAATTAAAAGAATTATTGATAATTTTATCTTCTTTCATATTGTTTTCTTTTATAAAGTCCATTAAGTCAAGATTAATTTTATTTCTATTTATTATAGAACTTAAAACAAATCGTGACCAGTTATTTTTGGATCTCCTTCATTTTTATTTTCTTTCAGTTCAGATAATGTAGGGGAAGGGTTTTCCGTCGTCATTACCGATCCAACAAATGCTTCCGGCGATCCCATTCTACCTCCTCTTGGACCTCTATGCCCAGGAGGATGAACAACATTATTAATAATAAAGTCCATATCTTGAATTGGGGAATTTTTATCTTCTTCAATTCTTGCATATTTCCATTCTATTGTATACCTCTTTTTTGTATTTTCTAATCCGGCTACTCGGTTGGCAAGACATTTTAAATAATACTCACCCCTTGCTTTCATTTCAGCATTTGTAATGATACCAAATAATACATCCACTGTATGTAATAAAGCTCCTGATTCTGCAATTTGCGTGATATTTAAATCATTACTTTCCCAACCACCTCTATTTGTTTGAGTTGCTGTGATAACTGCCCATTTTTCTTCCATTGCCATCGCCCTTAAATCTTCGGCAATTTGCTTGATTTTCATGTAAGTATTTTCGGTATTAGGATTTCTCCAGTTTTTCATAATGTTAATGTAGTCAACAAAAACATTATCAAACTTAATTCCTAAAACTTCTTCAGCTTTTTTCAAATAAGTTCTTAGATCATTAACTGAACATGTTGATGCTCCGAATTCTTTGGTATGTAAAATTCCTAAAGGAATAATTGATGATTGTCGTGCATTAGCTATTTTTGTTTTTAATTTATCTTGATCTTTAGCCCACTCCTCATAATTATCTAATGGAATTGTGAACATGTTAGCTCCAATTCTCATATTGATAATTTCTTCTTGCAATTCAAATGAAACATACGCTGTGTTATGTCCCGTTTGAACTGATTTTAATGCTAAATTACCAAGCCATGTTGATTTACCGGCTTTTGGGCCGGATAAAAATGCAATAAGAGATCCTTTCCACCATCCACCTTTAAGACATCTATCAATATAGTCATATCCTGTTGGGGTTCTTGCTAATCTAGTTTGAAGGTGAGCAGTTGGATCAAAGAAATCAGATCCAATATTGAATCCAAAATCTATTGCTGTTTCACTGGAAAGCATGTGTCTTATTTTCTCAACAACCTCACTTGCATTTTCTGCATTTACATTAGTTGTTCTCATAAACGCAATGGCTTTCCTCATTACGTTATCTAAATTTCTTACTTGAATCCAAGGTGATATATTGTTTTCTAGCCATTCTTCACCATATTGGCCTAAAAGAGCTTTAGTGTTATATAAACCCTCTAATTGCTCTTCACTATATTTTTCACCAAGTCCCTTGACACGAATAAGTGCCACCATTTGTTCTTTAGTTGGCGGTTCCTTATATTTAAGTGCATGTTCCTTTGCTATATCAAATAATTCTCTTAACTCCTGATTCTGAAAAAATTCCGATTTTGTTACATGTAGAAATATTTGATTGTCAAGTATGTAATGAAAAAATATTTGCTCTTGATACGCGTTATTCATAATACTACTCCCATAAATGTTTAAGAACCTTATATGAAGTGTATTTTAGTTTTTCGATATATCCCATTTTTTCAAGTTTGGCTAAATCATCTAATAAATCTGAATTTATCCTTACTCTTGTAAATAATGCGACTTCTCTTTTTAAAAATTCACCGTCGTATCTCTTTGTGTTATCCAAATATTGAACTATCTCAAAAAGCAAATCCTCATATATAGGATCATCAATAATACCTATGAGGTTTTTCATTTTGACATTTTTCTTATTAATTGGCTTCATAAAGGTTTTATTTTTATAATACGAAAAAGGACCTAAGTTTTCTTAGGCCCTTTTAAATTTTTTTAAGTTATTGTAGGAAGTTTGGCCGGACCTGGAGAAGTGTCAATTACAACTGTAGGCATCGGAATTCCTTTTTTATCAAAACCCTCTTTAATTCTTTGATAAAGCTCTTTTTGATTTCTATTCCATCGTTCAACATCTTTTGGATTTCCAGGATCAAACTTAACAATATCTTGTGCAATTGTTTTTGCCCCCAAATGTTTTACTTTTGGCAACAATACCGAAGAGGTCCTTTTTGTTTTTAACTTATGAGTCTTTTTCATAATTTAGGCTTCGCTATCATCCATTTCTGCTTCATCTACTAAATCTGCTGTTACATCGGCTAAATCTTCTAATGATTCAATTGAAGGAAGCATAAATGTTGGTTTAACTATATTTTCATCTAATTGCTCTATTACATCTTCTGTAAATACCTTATCAGTATAAAGATCATCTAATGGAACTTCACCTCCTAAATGTTTACAAACTAAAGTTCTTGCTGTATCTTTTGGCAAAGCATATTTAGTTACTTTTTCTTTAATATAATTATCACCATCTTTAACAATAACTTTCTTTTGTTCTTCTTCTGATAATTTTCTAAATGCAGCAGGTGATAATTTAATTTCTTCTATTGCTTCAAACTCAAAACAAGTTAATTGCTCATCTTCTGATAATTTTGCCCAATCTTTTAGTGTTAAACACTTCCCTCTAAGAATTCCACAATTTTCCCATGAGATAAATTTCTCTAATCCAACATAAGGATTAGGTTTCTTATAAAATGGAATATGAATTTGAACTTTTATTGGCCTCGCAAACCTTTGTTTAATTGGGTTAACAGTTACCACAACACCAATTTTTGTGTGTTCGTCTAATCCTTGTTTCTTTACATGTTCAGAAGAATCTTTGTCTGTTAACTTAGATATTGTTAACATTGCAATAATAGAAGAATTGTAAAGAATTCCACCACCTCCAGATACAGTTTTTGATGGAAAGAATGAGCCAATTGATTCATAAACATGGTTACAAATAATAAATGGAACTGCATTCTTAGCAAAATCATTTCCAACAACTCTAAAGGTTCTCCTAATAGCTTGTTGCTTAGTCATATCCCTTTTTCCAGAACCGGAAGTTGTATCTTCTTTTTCTTTTGTTGATGAAAGGTTTCCAAGAGAATCAAGAACTACCATTACTTTTGGTGGTGTTTGTCCTTTTTCTCTCATTGAATAAAGAGTTTCATTTAACTTAGCAGTTAATGTAGCAAACTCTTCTACTGTAGAAATATTTTCAATACGAACTCTTTTAGTATCTACTCCTAATCTTTTTACAAATTCAATATCGATAGCTCCTTCTGAATCATAATAGATTATATTATAACCCATTTCTTGAGCATTTCTTACAATGCTTAAAGCTAAATAAGTTTTTCCCGTTCCTTGTTCTCCAGCAAATGTTAAAGATCTTCTATTAGGCATTCCACCTCTTAATGATCCTGATAATGCAGCATTTAAAATATATGACCCAGTTGGAATAAATTCATCTATTTTTGCATATACACTATCTTCTAATATTTCACCATCTGATATTTTGCTTAAGGCATCATTCAATTCTGAGAAACTAGCTTGTTTTCTTTCTCCTGTTTTCTTCGCCATTTTTACATAGTATTTTAGTTATTATTTATATGCGGCGAGGGCTAAAAGTTTCCTATTCTAGGAACTTTAATAATGGTTTGAAGCGACCAAAAATTCTTCGTTTAGCCTCACTGAGTTGTAAGAATCCGGCCCAATCCACTTCATCATATTGTAATTTGAAATCCCCGGGGCTTATTAGCTTTGGAGGGAATGCTACGAAATAATAAACTTTTTTATAGATATTTCCTTTTTCATCTGTATAATTAATGACACCATCTAGTTGTCTATCAATATGTTTCTTTTTTATTTTAATTCCACATTCTTCTTCAGTTTCTCTAATGGCAGCATCTAATAAATCTTCTTTTTTATCTGTACCACCTTTTGGAATAGAATAAGTTCCCCACCAAGGAGAATTAGTAGGATGAACTAACAACATTTTATTATCTTGAATCACTACAATACCTGCAGAAATTTTCACACCATTCGTATCTTTCCATTCGTTTAAAGATTCTGGAACTTTCATTTAAGGAATTTATTTTATTTATCCCAATAAAAAAGGGAGTAACTTATAAGCTGCTCCCTTTATCAATTCCTCTGTTCCATTCTAAGACGTTTTCATCCCATAATGGTTTGTCTACCATTATTTCACATATCTGATAAAGATTAAGTGGTCTCCACATATTAACTGGATTATCAATACCAACATCATGTGATCTACCAACTCCTGGGTTTCTACCGTGAACGTGACCAAATAAGTGCCATGATCCATGTATTCTCCTATTCCATGATAGCATCGGATAGTGACAAAGCACTATGTGAATATTTATTCCATTGGCTTTATTACCATAAGAGAAGTCTTTTAATTGTGTAATTTCAGCAAACCTTGTAGAATGTAAAATGTTTTTATCATGGTTTCCAACGATAAGAGTCTTGTTTCCATTTAACCTATCAAGGAATTTATCACTAGCAATTTTATTAGCCATTGTTACATCACCTAGAATGTAAAGCCTATCTCTTTTTCCAACTGTGCTATTGATAACATCTCTTACTATCCATTCATCATTAGCAATGTTTATAAGTCTTTTATATTCTGGATCTGATACATCTTTTACTTTTACATTTTCTAATTCCCTTTGAGATAAATACACAGGTCTATTGCAGATATCCACAATCTTTGGGTGTTGAGCGTGGGGATCGGCTGTAAACCAAATTGACTCCATTTCTTTTTTAATTTCTGGATTCACTTTGTCTAATATATCTCTTTTTACATCTTTCATTCTAATTTTATTCCTTGTTCTTTTTTGTAATCATTATTTGACGGGACTTCAGTAGCACTACAAATACTATCTAACTGTATTAAAACTGCATCTCGTAAATTTTTTTGGCTACACATTAATATTTCATACAAATATCTACCTTCATCTATTGGTTTGTATAACAATATTTTTATTCTGGTATCATCAAGTGGATAATACGAGCGAATATTGTTAACATTTACTCTAAATTTATCATATAATTTTATAAACATATCATTTAATGTTTTTCATAATCTCAAATGCTTTGAATAAATCAGCTGGAGCATCATGATCAATTTCATTTTCCTCTTCATATTTCTTTAGAATTGGATAGTAATTACATGTCATGCACTTTCTACTAAAACAATCCCTATGAATCCAAGTACCTTTTTCATCCCATATATCAGAACATCCAAACTTTACTAATTCTTTGTATTTTTCTTCATCTGCACTACCAGGAATTTGCTGGTTTGGGTATGTTAATTTTACACCTGATTTTTCTTCAACTTCTTCAATTGTTATCCAACCCTTTTTTTGCTTCCACTTTTTCTTTTTAAATAGTCTCATTAGAATAAACTTTTTGCATAGATTAAATTTCCTGGAACTGGATTAAATCCAGCAGAGGTCATAAATCTATTAAATGGTTCTATAATAACTTTTTCAAACTGCAAATCATAATCAACTTCTGGTGCTATTTCAAATGGATAATCACCCGGTAAGAATCCAAAAACTTCTAGATCACTTTTTGCATAATAATGCTTTATTTTATCACCTGTTCTGATTAGATTATACTTTGTCTTCCATTTTGTATTTAACATTGTATGATTATAAACAGAAGCAGCCCTTACATTTATTGGGCATTTAGGTGCTAATCTAATTTCATTTCTATCTTCTAAAACATATTTTTCATAATCACCAATTGAAACTGTTTTAGATATTTCATTTGGTTCTTGCATTACAAATTGCTTTTTATATTCTTTTAACAATTTTACTACATCCGCATATTCAATCTTTTTGCCTTTTGCAAATAAATGGTTTAATAATTCTTTAAGAACTCTTCTTGAAAATGGTGGTGTTGATCCTTGAACTACTTCAACACCAACAGGAACAATTTTTTGTTGAGGTTTAAAATAAATTCCTGGATCTTTCCATGCCAAGTCTAAAATATATTTCTTCTTGGCAACCATTAATGATGAATATGAAATTTTCTCTAATTCTAAATCTTGAAGATTTTTAGTATTATATTTCTTAGCATATTCATCAAATTTAAGTTTGATATATCCTTCTAATCTTAATTTTTTAATTTTAAGAATTAATTCTCTTGGATCACCTTTCCAATCACAAGATTCTAAAACAGGTCCAAGTGTTATATATGTAGAGTCAGTATCATTATAAATTACAATTGTTTTTGCTAGGATTTTGTTTACAAATTTTAATCCAAGTGCCTCATGCAATTTTTTATCAAGATGCCATTTATTTAAGAAATAATCATCTAAAAAATCATTAGAATACTTAATCATATCTTGACCCTGCAAAGTAACAGCCTCTGCAAGTGCAACATTATAACACTCAAACCACGGTGATCCTACTCCACCATAAATAGAGTTAATAAAAATTTTAATGGATTGTTCAAGATTAAAATATTCTTCTTTTAAAAGCTTTAATCTTTCTATTTCCTTATCAATTTCTTCTACAGAACATGTAGTTGGATCAATATTAGTTAATTCAAACTCAAAACTCATAACATATTTTTTAAGTTCTATGAACTAATTAATTAGAAGTTTTTTAAAATTCAATTAAGACATATGAAATTTGGCGGCCAATCATTATACCTAAATCCCAGAAATATTTTATGTTGCATTTTTTCATTTTCAATAGTAGCCACTTGTTCAAGGCGGATAAAATCATCAGCAGAAATTTTACTTTCATTGAACCAGTAAAAAACCATATTTGTATAGTCTTGTTCTTCCATATAACTAATATAACAAAAATAATCTAAATAGAAAAATTTTTGGTCAATTATTTTAAGCTATTTTATCTAAAACTTTAAGTACTAACGGAATTATTGGATTTCTGACACATTCTTCGGCGGTAAATTCAACAGTACCAACAAATTCTTCTTCCTTAAAAGCTTTAAATACTCCCGCTAAACAAGAATCATTTCCTTTTCTATCAATCTGCTCAATATCTCCAAGAAATATCATTTTGCTATTTTTTCCAATTCGAGTAACGATAGTTTTAAATGTATGCATATCAATATTTTGAGTTTCATCTATGATAACAATTGAATTGTCCATAGTGTTACCTCTTACATAAGCAATTGGTTCAATGGAAATCATTCCAGCCTCCATCATTCGTTGTGATGTTACTCTATCTCCAAAGATTTTGTTTAAATTACCCAAGTAAGACCACATATATGGTTCCATTTTTTCTTGCAAAGTTCCTGGAAGAAAACCTAGTTCCTCTCCTTTAATAGTGGTTACTGATTTAATTAACACAATTTTACGATACTGTGGTTGTGATTTTAATAAATGGAGCCCGGTTATTAAACTTAAATAAGTTTTACCGGTTCCTGCGGGGCCAATAGCAATTGTTACCTCCTTTTCTTCTATGGCTTTTTTTAGTTGTTTTTGTTTTTCATTTAAACATTTAACTTCTATTTTTTTATTCTGTAAATCTAGTGTTTGTTTGTACTCGATTCTTTGTGAGTGATCTTCCCATGTATAAACATCTTTAAGATCATCGGCGGATAAATTTTTTTTCTTAGCCATTCAATACTTATTTTATTTTAGTTATCACCTCTGTGATATCCTATATTTTAATATCTATTCGCCCTTAATAAAGCTTAAAAGGCCCTCCTTGCATAGGAGAGCCTTACATTTAAGTTAATGGTTTGTTAATCTTTAAACAACCTTGGATAAAAGGATTCACTTATTCCAGCCCTTGTATCTTGATAAATTTCATAATAAGTTTTTTCATCTTGAGCTTTCCATTGTTTAAATGCTCTATCAGCATGCTGTTCACCCTTACCTTCTGATCTTCTATCTTTATCAATAATTTTTACACCCTTTTGACTTATTGTATCAAATACATAATTTTCAAGTTTTTTAATTGAAACTTCTTTTGGTAAAAATACCATAAAATAATCAACATGAGCATTTTTGGAATATTCTTTTCCTATTTCATCTAAATCTTTTTGAAATTGAAGTGGATTTCTAACATATTTTATAGAAGATAATTCTTTAAGCACACTCAAATCTTCTTTGTCGTAATGTACATCAATTTTATCAACTTTATCTATATCTTTTTTAGGAACTGGATCAATTGTAACTGTTTCTGGATCAACATCATTCCCCTTTAAAATAGCATAAGTATATTTTCCTGACTCATCTTTTTTACCTCTTGTTAATAATTCATGAATTAAGGCATAAAATACTTTTAGAGTTGCTATTTTAGAAGAATTTACTTCACCAGCTTCAACAGCGCTACCTACAACTCTTGTTCCTTGATAAGGTTCTTCAGATGCTATAAAATTCCATACTGCAAATGCTGCATTATTTCCTAATATAGATTTTAATTTTTCAGGTCCTAATTTTCTTAATACATTTCGAGCTTCTTCTACAGTTTTTTCCATTTGTTTCCACCAATCAAATCTTGTTAACGCTCCATGCGCACCTAAACGAATGGATCCACCAGCATCTGAATAATCCTTAAGCTCATAAGTAATATTATTTGCAGTTACATCAAATGATTCAGAACCTCCTGCAAATCTAGCACCTTGCATAATATATGCCATAAGAATTTCACCTCTACCAACACCTTTAGGTTCTGCTATAAATAACATATTTAAGAAGGTTCCAGAATCTAAAACCTCATCCATATATGTTCCATCTTTATTTATGCTTAGAATATCATCGGTTGTATATTTTCCAATATATTCTAACATATCCTTTTTCCATTTGGCTCTTTCTTCTGGAGTTTTTAATTGTAATTTGATCTTTTTAGCAGCAGTATAGGTTGGATCTTCATCAACTTCATTCATTAATACCTGATCCATTATTGTTACAATATCATCAAGCACACCAATAATTGATCTACCTTCTCCATGAGTTATATTTTTAGCGAAGGCTGCCCATTCTTTTATTTTTCCATTTTCTTCAAAAAACTTTGTTAAAGATTCCGGAATATCTAATTCTGAAACAATTCTTTCATCTTTTTTAGAATAGGATTTTTTTGTAGATTTTTTATCAATTGTTGAACGGGAAAGTTCTTTAAATTCTTCTGGATGTGTTTTAAATTGGTAATCCCAAAAATCTCCATAAGTTAATCCTTTAGGAACTTCTGGAACAATTAATGGTTTCCATGTTTTAGCTTTGCCAGTTGCTTGTTCTTTAGCTTTCTTTTGATTTTTATCAAAATTGCTTATTGCTTCTTGAACATCGTATTTATTACCTACCTTACTTTGAATAAAGCTAATGAGTTTAGGAGCATGTTGTTTCATGTCCTTTACATCTTGCCATCCCTTTATTGTATCATTTCTTCTTTTTCCGTTAACCTGGAGAATTTTATCAGTGTAGTCATCAATATTAATATTGTTACTGATAGCTCCTACTAATTTGCCAATAGCTCTTTCTAATTCTTTCTGTGTAAGTTCTTCGTATAAACTTGGATAAAATGACATACCATTAACTTTATTTTATATATCTCTAAAGAAAGGGGCTGAGATAACCCCAGCCCCGAACATTCAAACATACCAAACATGACAGCTACGTCAATCTTTTTCAACCATTGATATGACTGTGGTTGTGTTTAAATCATGAGATGAAAATACTAATCTATCATCTCCCATTTTTACATTATAGTTTTCAACATCAATACTTTCAAATTGCTCTTTGAATACATTAATTGTTTGTTCTGATCCATCATGTTCACCTGGATTCTCTCCAATAAGTAGATCAAAAGTTTTTCCACTTACATAAACATTTGCTGCATTCTTAAATTCCATGAATTTATACTCACTATCTAATGAACATAATGAATTTACTTTTTCAATATTTTCTGAAGAAAGTTCAAATTTTGCTACAACATCATCTAATGCTGCAATTCTATCTACAAATAATTCATCAGAAATATATTTGAAAATATTAAGAGAAGTACAATCTACAGTAATTTTTAAACTTTTGTTCTTAAGAACTAAATTTAATCCTGCGAACTCAGTTGAATTATCACCTGTGACTTCATCATAATTTACCGTAAATGAAAATTCTTCAGATCCAAACTGATCCATTACTTTCATTAATCGAGCAATGTTATAAATACCAACTTTAACTCTTTGGGGGTCTTTTGATTTTTTAACAGTTAATCCTGCTTCATCGAATTTTATCTTTGAATACTTGACAACTGAACGTTCTTCGTTGTACGTTTTTGCTATGAACAAAGATTCATTTTCATCAATCTCTAAAAGAAGTGATTGATCTATTGAAACGAATTTTTTAAGCCATGTAGAAAAGGCTTTAACATTTTTTGCTGAGAATTCAATTTTTTTAGCTGCCATTTTAATTTATTTTGTTTATCTTTTTTATGACAGCAAGTTGAAAGGTTTTCATATAAATGAAAAAAGACCCAATTAATTGAGTCTTTTTAGAATATTTTCTTTTATTT